TCCAGAATGAGTCTGGCTCAACTGTTGACTTGGCTTCTACTACCCTTCGTTTGGTCGTAGTTCGCATGGTCTAATCTAAAGGGGGCTAATAACCCCCTTTTCTTCGGAGATTCTTATGGCAACCTTTAAATGCTTACAAAGCGGTCAAACAGTAACTTTTGTGCATCAACATGATATTGATAGCATGAAGGGTCATGCAGGTTATGTCAGAATTGATGAAGAGCAAAAAGAGTCTTTTGAAAAGCCTTTAATATTGTCTCAACCACAGCCTGTCAAGAAGATGGGGCGTCCAAGGAAGACCGCAAATGTCTGAGATTGATCCAAGAGAGTTCGGTAAATTAGAAGCCCAAGTAGAGGCTCTACAGTCCGAAGTTCATGCAATGCGTGAAGATATTAAAGCCCTTTTAGAGATGGCAAACAAGTCCAAAGGTGGAATGTTTGTTGGAATGGCTATCGCTTCTATATTAGGCGGTGTAGTTTCATTTATTGCGACTAAGGTAATCCGATGAAGCTTCTTTCTGGTGATGTTTGTCCTATTGCGACACAAGATGTTTCGGTCAATCTAAAGAACCGAAATAATGCCTTTAAGAAGTTTGGATATGGCCCACCTAATCCCAATGAACCAAATGATGCGTTTTGGCTGAAAAAAGCCAAGATGTATAACGCTCCTACCTCTGTCATTAAAGGTATGCGATGCGGTAATTGTGCTGCTTTTATCCAAACTCCAAAGATGATGGCCTGTATTGAAGGCGGTCTGGAGAAGGATGAGGTCGAAGGAGAGCTTTCTTATGATAAAAACTTTGTTAAAGCGGCTGATCTCGGCTATTGCGACTTATTTCAATTCACTTGTGCTTCCGCTCGTACTTGTGATGCGTGGAAATCTGGCGGCCCTATTACGAAGGAGAAACCATGAAAACGACAAAGAAGCCAAGCGATAAAAAGCCTAAAGGTATGCCTATCGCTATCATGATTGCAGTTGGTAAGCCTAAAATGCGTCCTATGCCTACTCGTGGTGGTCGCACAGCCACTAACATGATGAAGAAATCTGGGAGAAGCAAATGAAGAAAGTTGCAGCCGCCAAGAAAGTTGGCAAAGTTATGCACGAATACAAGACTGGTATGCTTCATACTGGCTCTAAAAAAGGCCCAACTGTCACTTCACGCAAGCAAGCGATCGCCATTGCCTTGAGTTCTGCAGGAATGTCAAAACCTAAAGCTAAAAAGCGCTAAGTTCTAACTTTTGATGTTCTGAGTTTGTCAGAACTTGTAAGTTTTCTATTCTATTATCTAGGCAATCACCATTGATATGGTGAACTTGCTCATTTCTATCTAGTTTTCGTCCTAGATGTTGCTCCATCAAGTAACGATGTTCTCTTACTTGTTTCCCATCAACACGAATAACTTTATATTTCTTTGGCTTGCTTAGTCCAGCTCTACGCATTATTGGACTATTGTTACGAGCTTTTTCTACTCTTTCTGGATTTGCATATCCAAGACAAACACGAGAGCAGTATTTTGTAAGATCAATTCTATATTTTGGGACATAGTATTCTGATTGACAATGCTCACACTTTAAAGTCACTCCATTTTTTCTTTTTTCTGCTCTTTGCTTTCCAAAAAGTTGTCCTAAATGAAAGCTTTGACAACTTCTACAACAATATTTAGTTGTTTTCTTTGCGGCTTTAAAATCTTTGTGGCAGAATAAACATTGCTTGACTATCATAGAAACTCCTTTGTTATGTGGTATAGCAATTGTACTATATGAGTCAAGCAAAATAAATTTATATTGAAAAGAGGTCAATATGAAACAAGGTCTTTACGCTAATATCCATGCTAAACAAGAGCGCATCAAAGCAGGCTCTAAGGAAAAGATGCGTAAAGTTGGCTCTAAGGGCGCTCCAACAGAAGCCGCCTTTAAAGCCGCGGCTAAAACTGCAAAGAAGAAGAAATGAAAACTCCTGCTTGGCAAAGAAAAGAAGGGAAATCTCCTTCTGGGGGCTTGAATGCCAAGGGAAGAGCATCTTATAATGCAGAAACAGGTGGTAATTTAAAAGCACCAGTTAAGTCGGGAGATAACCCTCGTAGGGCATCCTTTTTAGCACGAATGGGCAATATGCCTGGCGCTGAGATGAAAGATGGAAAGCCTACCCGACTTTTACTTTCTCTTAGAGCTTGGGGAGCATCGTCCAAGGAAGACGCTAAAGCTAAGGCTAAAGCGATCTCTAAGAGGAATAAGAAATGAGAGCTAGGTCTGTCGGTGCAAATCTAACTGCTGCAACAGCTACTACGCTGTTCACAGTACCGACTGGCTATTATGCCAAATGCGTTCTCATTCATGCCGCTAACGCAACTGCCTCAAACAAACACATCACATTCTCTTGGTACGATGTAAGTTCTAGTACTAGTATTTACATCACATTTGAGTACACATTAAGTGCTAAATCAACATTAGCAACAATAGATGCAATGAAGTACATTGTGATGGAAGAGGGTGACTATTTAACAGCAACTTCAGAGTCTGGCTCTACAATTTCTGTGATTGCCACATTTGAGGTTGAAGGAGCGCAACGAACATGACATATCTAGAATTAGTCAATGATGTTCTCACAAGAATGCGTGAGACTACTGTTGCTACAGTATCAGAAACCACTTATTCCGCATTGATTGGCAAGTTTGTCAATGATGCAAAGCGTCAGATCGAAGATGCTTACACATGGAATTGCTTGTCACAAACAGTAACGATCACAACTACTGGTGGCACTCATTCTTATGCTTTGACTGGTGTTGGTCAGAAGTTCCGTGTGATGGATGCTTTGAACACAACTAGCAATGTTGTGATGGGTGATATTCCTTTTACGAGCATGAATCGTAAGCTGAACTTTGTGACTCCAGTTCAAGGAATTCCATCTGAATATTGCTTTAATGGCGTTGATTCCAGTGGCGACACAAAACTAGACCTGTATCCAATTCCTGATGGCGCTTACACAATCTTGTTTGATGTGATTGTTCCTCAAGCGGCATTAACTTCTGATAGCACGACAGTAAAAGTATTTGATTACTTGGTGACACAGAGTGCTTATGCTCGTGCCTTGGTTGAGCGTGGTGAAGATGGTGGAACAAATAGTTCAGAAGCTTATGCTCTTTACAAAGCAATGTTGAGTGATGCCATTTCGACAGAAAGCACTCGCTATCCTGAAGAATCAATGTTTGAGGCAGTCTAATGTCTGGAGTACTTCAAAGTAACAGCGTTTCAGCACCAGGCTTCTATGGTCTGAATACACAAGACTCTCCATTGGATTTGTCTTCTGGCTTTGCTTTGGTAGCAACCAATTGTGTGATTGACCAATATGGTCGCATTGGCGCTCGTAAAGGCTACACATTAGTCAACCCTTCATCTGGCACACTTGGTAACAATGATGTAACTGTTATCCATGAATTAGTACAGATTGATGGCACATTGACTGTACTGTTTGCTGGTAACAACAAGTTATTTAAGCTTGGAACAGCTAATGCTGTGACTGAGTTGACTTATGGTGGTGGCGGTACTGCTCCTACCATTACTGCTAGTAACTGGCATTGTGCTTCACTAAATGGTGTAACTTACTTCTTTCAAGCAGGACATGATCCTTTAATATTTGACCCTGCTGTAAGTACAACTACTTATAGACGAGTAAGTGAGCGTTCTGGCTATGTTGCTACAGTTCCAACTGCAAACATCTGCATAAGCGCTTTTGGTCGCTTATGGGCGGCTAGTACAAGCACAAATAAGACTACTGTTTACTTCTCTGACTTGATTGCAGGTCATGTGTGGTCTGGTGGCACTACTGGTTCATTAGATGTAACTCGTGTATGGCCAAATGGTGCTGATGAAATCATGGGTCTTGCGGCTCACAATGATTTTTTATTCATCTTTGGTAAACGACAGATTCTTGTTTATCAGGGTGCTACCACTCCTGCATCAATGGTTCTGAGCGATACAGTAGGCTCTATTGGTTGTATTGCTCGTGATTCAATTCAAAGCATTGGTACTGATGTAATCTTCTTGTCTGACTCAGGAGTTCGCTCTTTAATGAGGACAATTCAAGAGAAGTCTGCTCCATTGCGTGACTTGTCTAAGAATGTTCGCTCTGATCTGGTATCTGCTATTTCCGTAGAGACTTTAGACAACATCAAGTCTGTTTATTCAGAAAAGAATGCTTTTTATCTGTTAGTTCTACCTGCTTTGGGTATTGCTTATTGCTTCGATACTAAGACTCAATTGCCTGATGGCGCTGCTCGTGTGACGAGATGGGATTCGATGCAACCTAAGTCACTATATGCTTTGCGTAATGGTGATTTGTACATTGGCAAGACTGGTTACATTGGTAAGTATGGAAGTTATCTTGATAACACTAACAGTTATCGTCTTCAGTACTACACAAACCATGCAGACCTTGGAAATGTAGATCAAATATCAATTCTCAAGCGGATTAAAGTGATTGTTATTGGTGGCTCAGACCAGTATGTAACGATCAAGTGGGGATTTGATTTCTCTGCTAATTACTTATCAAACAATGCTTACATTCCTGAACAAGGAACGTATGAATATGGCATTGCTGAATATGGAATTTCTGAGTACTCTAATGGTGTTTTGATTAAGACCTTAGTTGTGAGTGCATCTGGCTCTGGTAAAGTAGTCCAGACTGGGTATGAAACGACAATTAATGGAACACAGTTGTCGATTCAGAAAATTGAACTTTTAGCCAAGAATGGCAAAATAGGATAAATCATGTCAAATTACACAAAAAGTACTAACTTTGCTACTAAAGATAACCTGCCAACAGGTGATCCTTTAAAGATTGTCAAGGGTACTGAGATTGACACTGAGTTCAATAACATTGCCACAGCTATTGCGACTAAGACAGATAATTCTGCTGCTGCAATTACTGGTGGTTCTATTACTGGTATTACTGATTTAGCGATTGCTGATGGCGGTACAGGAGCTTCTACGGCTACTGCTGCTATTAACAATCTCTTGCCTTCACAGACAAGCAATGCGAATAAATATCTTCAAACTGATGGAACGAATGTTTCTTGGGATGCTGTCAGTTTATCTACTTCTGATATTACTGGCACTTTACCTGTTGCAAATGGCGGTACAGGTCTATCAAGTTTAGGCACAGGAATTACTACATTCTTGGGTACACCTTCTAGTGCTAATTTGGCTGGTGCTGTTACTGATGAAACAGGTAGTGGTGCTTTAGTGTTTGCAAATAGTCCTACTTTGGTGACTCCTGCTCTTGGAACGCCATCTAGTGCTACTTTGACGAATGCTACTGGTTTGCCTTTGTCTACTGGTATTACAGGACTTGGTACTGGTGTAGCAACTGCTTTGGCTATCAATACACCTAATACAGGCGCTATTGTTGTTAATGGCGGTGCTTTAGGCACACCTTCTAGTGGTACTGTGACTAATCTTACAGGAACTGCAAATATCAATATCAATGGTCAAGTTGGCTCATCAACACCTAATAGCGGTGCATTTACAACTCTAAATGCCTCTAGCACTGTTACGCTTTCTGGTGGTACTGCAAATGGTATTGCTTATTTAAATGGCTCAAAAGTTTTAACAACTGGTTCTGCGTTGACATTCAATGGAGTTAACTTAACTTCTGATCGCTCTACATCTACAGCTTACTCAGGCACTACTCAATCCACATGGGCAAATGGTATTGTTTTAAACAACAATTCCACTCCTGCCACTGGAATATTTAACTCTATCTATTTCTCTAACAGCGCAAACATGATTAACGTGTTTGGTGTTGCTCAGAATGCAAGCGGTTATGGTGATTTTGTTTGGTCTGGATATGCTGGTACTTACACAGAATGGATGAAGTTATCAAGTACTGGATTGACCCTGACAAGCAATCCTACCCTTTCTGGAGGCACATCCAACGGAGTAACCTATCTCAATGGTTCAAAGGTTCTGACAAGTGGCTCTGCGCTTACTTTTGATGGGACTAATTTAGGTGTTGGAACTTCAAGCCCACAGACTCGATTTGTTGTTTCAAATGGAAGCAACGAAAACATTGAATTTTTCTCTGGAAGTGTTGCTTTAAATGGCGGTGGTTTTGAGTACATCAATCGTACAACTGCAACTACTCGCCCTGACTTCAATTACTACCTTGGCATAAACGGAGCGCACAAGTTTTACATCAGCGGCTCAGAACAAATGCGCCTCACCTCAACAGGGTTGGGTATTGGGACGAGTTCGCCTTCATATAAGTTGGATGTAGCAGGAGCGGCAAGAAGTGATAGTTGGATTGGTCGTTCAAATACTTCTGCACCAACAGCAGATGCGTTTATTTATCGACCCACTGACAATACGATTGCTTTAGGCACTGCTAACACGGAGCGTTTACGCATCGACAGCGCAGGCAATCTAGGTCTTGGTGTTACACCGAGTGCGTGGAGTTCAAGTTACAAAGCGTTTCAAGTTGCTGGTCAAAACTTTACAGGCACGACCACTCAAGGCTTGCAGACACAAAATGCTTATTACGATGGAACAAGTTGGAAGTACATTGTTACTGCACCTGCAAACTATCTTGAGATTACTGGTGGTCAATACCGATGGAATGTAGCCCCATCAGGCACAGCAGGAAACGCTATCACCTTTACTCAGGCGATGAGTTTGTTGGCAAATGGGGCTTGGGTTTTGGGAGATACATCAGTTGTAGCGTCAGGTTTTGCTGGTGTTAAATTTAATGGTGCATCATTTAATGGACTTGGTTTAAATGATAGTTCAGCAACAACAGGTGCTGGATATATTTATTTCCAATCTGCTGGTACAACAATTGGAAGTATTACACGTGTTGGAGCAACATCTGCTGTTGCATACAACACATCCTCAGACTACCGACTGAAGAACACCATTGCTCCCATGACAGGCGCTTTGGCTAAAGTTGCTCAACTTAAACCAGTTACATACAAGTGGAACGCTGATGGCTCTGATGGCGAAGGTTTCATTGCTCACGAACTTGCTGAAGTTGTGCCTCAATGCGTGACTGGTCAAAAGGATGCTGTTGACGCTGAAGGCAATCCACAATATCAAGGCATTGACACATCATTCTTAGTGGCTACATTAACTGCCGCAATCCAAGAGCAACAAGCAATCATTGAAACACTCAAGGCACGACTTGATGCCGCTAATCTTTAAACTGAAAGGTAAATTATGACTACATCTTATAACTGGGTCGTGACCCAAACTGACTACGAAACCTCCAATGGTTTCATCACCACAGCCCATTGGACAGCATCAGCAGTAGATGGCGACTACACAGCCTCTATCTACTCAACAAGTTCATGGGCTTCTGGTAAACCAACAATCCCCTATGCACAAGTTACTATGGCTGAAGTGCTTAATTGGATTTGGGCTAATGGTGTTGACAAGCAAGCCACAGAAGATGCTTTGGCAGCTAACATTGCTTTGCAGAAGAATCCTGTTCAGGCAAGCGGAACTCCTTGGGGACAAGCATGAATCTGAATTTAGAAACAAACGAAGTCCAATTCATTTTGAATGTTTTGGGTCAACTCCCAACAAGTTCCAATGCTTATGTGCTTTGGAAAAAGATTGAAGAGCAAGCGGTAGCGCAATTGCCTAAAGAAGAGGAATAAATATCATGGCCGTGACCAGTCAACAAATTATAGATTTCCTGACAGCAAATCCTGGCATGACAGATGCCCAGATTGTCGCGGCCATGGAGCAATATGGCATCTCTCCCACTCAAATGGCAGAGGCTGTTGGTATACCAGAAGGCGAGATTGTTGCTCGTGTAGCAGAAACAGTCCCTCCTGGTCAAACAGTAACTCTTGGCGACACAATTGTTCAGCCTCAATATACAACTACTGGTTCTGGTGAAAACCAACAAGTAGGCGGGATTGAGAATGTTTTGTCTTACAAAGTTGATGAGAATAAAGTAGGCGGGGGCTATACCCAATATAAGCCTACTGGTGAGGTAGAACGTACTGGCACTCAACAAAAGGTGGATAGTGGTCTTAAAGAGGCTTTAATAGGCGCTGGTCTTCTTTTTGGTGGTCTTGGTGGTGGTTTAGAAAGCATCCTTGGTGGCGGAGGCGGTGCAGGTGCGGCAGGCGGTGCAGGAACTGCTTTTGATTTAGCCAATGCAGGTATTGCTGGTGGTTCAGCAGGCTTTACTGCGGCTGAATTAGCGGCTATTGAAGCGGCTCAAGCGGCAGGTACTACTGCGGCTGTTGGTGCGGCTAGTGGCGCGGCTGGTGCAGCTACTCCATCTCTTACAGGACCAGGTTTAAAAGCAAGTACAACATCATTACTTGGAACGAATCCATTAACAGGCGCTCCATTAGGTTCATCTGTTTTGCCAGCAGCGGGTGCTACAAGTTTATTAACTCCTGCTACAACTGCGGCAGGCACAGGTTTATTGACTAGCGCAGTAAAAGCTGTTGCTCCTACTGTTGGTAGTTTGGTGTCTAGCGGTTTGACAACTGCTGGTGGTCTATTGCAATCACAAACATCTAAAGAAGCCGCACAAAAAGCACAAGCAATGATTGATGCTGAAACTGCTGCCGCTAAGAAAGCTGCTCAGTTTAGTCCTGTTGGCATGACAACAAGATTTGGCACTTCTGAGTTTAAGGTTGATCCTACAACTGGTAAGTTGACTAGCGCAGGATACACACTAAGTCCTGAAGCTAAAGCGGCTCAGGATCGCTTTGTGAAGCTTGCAGAAGCAGGTTTAACACAAGCTGAAGGCGCTCAGAAAGCTTTTGAGCCACTCCAAACAGGCGCTCAGAGTCTGTTTAACCTTGGTAATCAATATTTGGCTAAATCTCCAGAACAAGTTGCTCAAGACTACTTGTCTAAACAGATGGCTTTATTGCAACCTGGTCGTGAGTTGGAATTGGCTAACTTGCAGAATAAACTGCAACAACAAGGTCGTGCAGGTCTTTCTGTTGCTCAAGGTGGTAATTTGGGTGCTACAACTCCTGAACTACAGGCTTTGTTTAACGCTCGTGCGCAACAAGAGGCTTTGTTGGCGGCTAATGCTCAACAAGCAGGTCAACAGAATGTATTGTTCGGTGCGGGACTCTTGGGTACTGGTGCGCAGACTATGGGTCAGTACTATGGTGGTCAGCAAGCCGCTTATTCTCCATATACAAATGCTTTGAATCAGATTCAAGCTTTGGAGACTGCTGGTCAACAACCTTTGACGATGGGTATTAACCTTGGTCAAATTAGTTCTCAAGCAGGTGCAAGAGCAGGAGAATTAGGTCTTCGTGGTGCAGGTCAAAGCGTAGCATTGGCTACAGGAGCAGCGGCAACTAATAATCCTTATGCAACAGCATTAAGTGGTTTAGGTTCTTCTGGACTATTGGGTTCTGGAATAGAGAAAGCTATTGGCAATCGACTTGATGACCCTTTAAATGAATTTGTTTCATCTTATGT